TAATGGTGCTAGTTGTCACTCCATCATATGTAATTAGTATTTTTGTTGTTGTTTTAGTGTTTGATGGTTTTGTTACGGATGTAAATCCCCATATAGGTGTGTTTTTGTCTATTTCTATCGGTGTTCCGTTGTACATGGCCACTGGTTGGTCATTATCGCCTATTTCTACATCGATGTAAGCACCAAAAGGTACTTCAGCCTGGGGGTTTATATTTATGATTGTGTTATTCATATTTAATTGTAGTTGGTCAAAAGTTATGAGGCCTGTGTTGTTGTATGTATTAATACTTCCTATTGGGTTTTTGAGTTCAAAAGACCATGTTACATAGAAATAACCTGGTGTAATTCTTTGATTAGCTGTGTTCTTGCATCCAATTGCAAGTGCTACAAATACAAAGGGATTTGATGTGGTTGAAAACTCGCCTCCCATTCTATATAGGTTGAATTGTAGATTTGATTTAGGTCGTATCCTAGTGGTGTGTGGCACGTAGCACTGTGTCATAAATCCTCCATTAGACGTTCTGAGTGATTGTTGTAGGTTGTCGTTGTCTATTCCGTCATCCCAAATGGTACCCCCTATTACATTACCTTGTTGTGTTACCGCACACATTGGTATATATGTGATTTTGAATATTATTGGTCTGTAATTCTGGTAACCTGATGCTAAAGCTGCAATACGTGTTCCTTTCCAGTAAGCTGGATTTGCAGGTATAACTGTTATTACGTTAGTGTCTTGAATAGGTGATGTGAGATCATCAGGTATTGAATATATTAGATCGCGGCCTGTTACTCGCACTGAATTTCCATTTTGTCGTAACATGGTAAATCTTTTTCTGAAGTTACTGGCTGAAGCTGCTGCTAGTTTACGTCCTCGTATTATGTTAGCTCTTCTTTTTCTGTTATTAGGTAGTCGTCTTCCTTTAACTCGTGGTTTCCTTGTAATCTTACTCTTGATCTTGTTATTTTTAGTTTTGATAGTTTTGCTAGTGTTCATTTATTTCCGCTAATAATGCATGCAACATTTTGGGGTCAAATTCATAATTTATCTGTTGGTTGACTATTTTTAACTCTTCATTAGTCAGTAGTCGTGTGGTTCTCTTCTCAATGCATCGCATTGTATCCCAGTAATTGTCTTGTATTTTGTATATCTTCTCTCTATGTTTGATGTCATAGAACGACTCTGTGAACTCATTGTTATATTCAGGTATTTCTGTAAATATGGTTGCTCTACTATCTCCCTGTTTGTTAGACACTTTACGTACCAACTTGTCTTGATGTAATCGATTAATACTTTGGGCTGCTTGGGTGTATATACGTGTCATTTCATCAAATATATCTATTCCCTTATAACTTTGTTGCAATGCCTCTGCCTGATCTAGTATATAATTGTATCTTTGTGTTGGGTTCATGCATTTAATTTTCCTTGAGTATTTTGCCAGAGTGAATAACTTTCCTGGGTTTCTGGTTAATGTAATATGTCCTTGGTGATCCTTATACCATGACCTAAGAGAACAAAATTTGAATGAATCTGGTGCACCAATGTCTAGGAATTTGCAGATTTGCCCTAATTTTTCAACTCTATTATCATGTGCTTCTTTATTTTTAGGCAGGAATGTCTGATCATATGCTTTCCTAATGTTTTCATCTTTGATAGTGTTACGGTATAATACACTGAAATCATCTCCTTTTGAAAATAGATAATAATGCTGATACAAGGTCATGCCTGCGTGGTGATTAGTGTAATGGTTGTAAAGGCTCATTCGTAGTGTGTTTGCGAATGTTGTATCACAATCACCTGAGAATACTGTACCTAGCACATGGTATGTCATGAGTGTGCGCATATGTTTATTTTCTGAATTTTTGATATCCATTGTTTTATATTTCATGTTTGATACGTATTTAAACAATTGTTGGTCAACATGATATACTTTTGTTGTTAATTTATTGTATATGTAGCGTTCAACTTCTTTAAGTGTAATGTCTTGTGTGTTATCAAATGCGCTTCCATCTCCTTCAACAACTTTTGTGAATCCTTGGTCTATTAACTCATTAATTTCATCTTCCATCTCAGTGAGGTTCTTGCCTCCACAATAACCTGGGAAATACTTTGCAAAAATTTCTTCTAGATGCCAAGTTATTGGTCCCATGACATACTTGATCAGATCTGGTATAGAACACACCATTCGTGGCTTACCATCCAACTCCTGTATTTCGACTTTGCATATTCCTTCATAGTGCATACTAAGCAATTTCAGCATCTCTTCAGGGTTAGGCAACTCACCTTGCTGTAGTCCTAATGCTATTCGCACTTTGTCCATATTCTGTTGTTTCTTCTTCGGTAGGTGGTTGTACCAATCAGAGTAAGAATATCCAAAATCAGCCAAATGTGGCCCTACATATTTATCAATCACACTCTTTGAAAACTCTATGAAGTCTTTTGCCATTTTGGGATCTGGTTGTGGTGCGTTTTTAAGTTGTCTTTTTGCTGCTGCAAATATGGTGTGTCGGCATTTTCCCCATGCCATTGCTGTTAAATCAGTATCATGTTTCCCTAGTATTTGTTCAAATAATATTTTCTTTTTGTCCTTATTATTATTACATTCACATTGCAGGTCGTCTGGGTTAATATTGTCAATTGTGTCATTGTAATAGTGTTTTGTTATGTTTGCATAATACTCAGGATTGGCTGATTGTGCTTTGCGATACCAGTCTGGATCAAAAATGTGTATGTATGTCCTGTCCATTAGTTCACCTTCTTTTATTTTCTTTTTAATAAGTATTTCTTCAATTGTAT